TCAAACGCCGCGCCGTAGCTGCCGCAGCCCTGCACTCACCCACGCCTTGCTGCGGACGTCCCTCGCTCGGGGCTTGGTCTCTGCCGGCGGCTTACGCGGTTCGAGTGCCGCCTTGATTCGCTCGACCTCCTTCGCTCCGGCCTCAGCCAGGCGCCGAGCCTGTTGCTGCTGCTCGCGCGTCGGCGGCAGACCGGGCAGTGGCGGGGGCAACTGGATCGGCGTGCTGTCGGTCAGCCGGGCGACGGCCTCACGCAGCGGAAGCTCGGGATACAGCCTGGCGGCGCACCAGCGCTCGGCGTAGCGCTTCGCCTGCCGGACGTTGGCCGCGCGCACTTCCTTCACCTGCCACATCTTCTGGCCTTCCATCCATAGCCGGACGCCAGGCCCGCCATCGAGCGTGACGTTCGCCGTTTCCCGGCCGTTGTACCAGAGCGCCCAGCGCTCACCGGTCTGGACCCAGCCAGAGGGAATCGGGGCGGAACGGAAGCCATGAGAGGAATACATGGCCGGAAGGATACGACCGGCGGTCGCAAAGGCTGCGACAAGGGACCGTTCACCGGCTGAACCGTTCGGGATCACGCCCCGGCCACGGCCGGCCGGACTACCCTTCGGCCATGTGCGGCCGATTCGTCCAGCTCCCCGTTGTCGACTTCGGCCAGCCGGGGCTGGCTGACCTTGCCCCAGGCCTGGCCGAGATCCAGCCCAGCTACAACCTGGCGCCGACGCAGCGCGCCTCGGTGATTCTGGACCGAGGCGAAGGCCGGCAGGTCACCCGCTTGGCGTGGGGCCTCCTGCCGTTCTGGGCCAAGGCCAAGGGCCTGCAGGGCTCGACCATCAATGCGCGCATCGAGACCGTGGCCACCAAGCCCGCCTTCCGGTCGGCGTTCAAGAAGCGCCGCTGCGTGATCCCCATGGCCGGCTACTACGAGTGGTCGGTGAACCCCGAGGACGGGAAGAAGGATCCGTGGTTCATCCATGCCAGTTGGCCGCTGCTGGCCGCCGGGCTGTGGGAGGACACCAGCCCCCTTCTACCCGACGGCAACCTGGGCACTTTCACCATCATCACCGGCGACAGCAGCGGCGTCTCGGCCGACATCCACGACCGCATGCCGGTGTGGCTGCAGTCCGGCCAGATCGATGAGTGGATGGCGGCCAGTCCGGAGGACGCCATGGCGATACTTCTGGCCAGCGAGCCTCCGGCGATGGAGGCCTACCGCGTCAGCCGTGCTGTAAACACGCCTCGGAACAACCGCGAGGATCTGCTGCAGCCTGTTGCGTGAGAGGATACGCCCCTCCCCGTCTCAGGGGCTGCGATCAGGCCTTGTGAGCGTTAAGGAACCTCTCCATCTCCGCCAGATCAATCAGCCCTAGGGTTGATTCGTCATGCGCTCCGTTCAGCTCCATCACCTGGATGGACGGAGCCCCAGAAGCGACGACATTGGCATCATCAAGCCTTGCGATGACGTCGGTTCTCCCAACCCAGAGCTGTCCAGGAATGCCCGCAAGCGCGGAGGCAAAGATTTGCGGGTTGTGGTTGGCGCCATGGGCCGCATCGCTGTAGGAGCCGCCGTACGCCGCGTTGATCTGCGATCTGAACGCATCGGCTATCGCTGAGTTCATGTTGGTTACTGGGATCACGCCAACCATCGCAGCCACTTTCCCCAGGTTTGCCTTGGCCCAATTGAGCATTGCCAGGCCACCCATCGACTGCCCGACAAGAATCACCTTCCCTTTCTTTACCTGGTTGAAGGTCTGCGTGTAGGCAAATGCCTCGTCCATCCGGGATAGAAGCGTGGAGTTACCCCAAGTAGCGCTTCCCCCCATATCGGCGCTGATGGTGTATAGCCCACACTGGTCAACCACAGTCCTGACTATGGGCCATCGGTAGGGGCTCGCCGTCATCCAGTCCAGCGCGCCGCCAGTAGACTCCACGCCGTGTACGAGGATGCAGGCATAGCTGCCTCCACAGTATTCGTCTGGCGAGATCACCGCGTCCATCTCCCCAGCATGCACACGGCCAGACCCTGAGGTGATCTTCATACGGTCACCACGTAGATGTAGGGCTTGTCCGATGGATTCCCGAAGACGGTGAACGTGCCTGGGCCCATGTTCAGCCACCACGACAGGTTCACAGTTGTACCCGCTGCCACCCCTGAGAGAAGATACTGCTTCCCCTGCGACCAGAAGTTCGTGATAGCTGCAGAGAAGAACAGCTGTGCTGCGTCCGACCCGTTAACGCGAAGAATCACTGCCGCCAGATTGCTCGAGGTCGATGAGTCATAGAACGCGGTGGTTCCGAAGGAGATAAGCACAGGCCTGTCGGGCATGACAAACGATAGGTTCATTCCGGTGATCGGGGTAATGGTCCCGGTCGGAGTCGTGGAAACAAAGCTGGACGTCAGCTCTACACCGCCTACGAACACCCCGGACTTTTCCGCTACGGCACTGACAACCGGGCGCCGTGGATCGGCATTGTTCACCAGAATGCCAGAGCCAGCTACCACAGCTTGAAGCGACGTGTTGACCTCGCCAACCTGGGCATTCGTGAGGTGGTAGCGCTCGCCGGTTGTACCGCCCTGCAGGCCTGACAGGTTGTTGTGGTCGATAGCTGGAAGCCGGGCGGCAGGGATTTTCCCACTGGCGTCCAGGTCGGCTATCCCATTGGGTTGGCCCTTCTGGGCCGCAATCCGAGCATCGGCGCGCGCGTTGGTGTAGTAGAGGTTGGTTCCCTCGGCAAGGTCGGTCGTTGATGCCGCCTGTGTCCCCGAGACGCGTCCCTTGGCATCCCGTGTGATCTTTACCAACGCGGCTCCGACGCCGGAATCGGGTAGGTCCGACAGTGAAATGGTCGGCAACCCTGCCGACGCATTGCCGTTGGCCACGCTGATCTGCTGCGCGGTGCCGGTGATTGTGGCCGGCCGTGTTCCGTTCACCCTGCCCTTGCTGTCCTTGGTGATCGCCAGCAGCGTCCCAGCGCCAGAGTCAGGCACATCCTCCAGCCCGATCGTCGGGTTGCCCGCATCTCCGTCGGGGTTGGCAATGTCGATGCCAGTCCCTTCCTGGAGCGTTCGCAGCGCCCAGTCGCCGTCGTCCTTCCGGACGGCGAAGCCGGCGCCGATCAGCGCGGCCAGCTTCTGGATGTTGAGCGGGATTTCCTTGATCAGCTTCCAGATGGTCGACGCGATGCTGCCTGGGCCGCCGCTGCCACCGGTGGTCGGGTTGATCACCTGCGCCGCTGTCAGGATCTGGCCATCGGGTCCACGAAGATTCACCCCAACCTGTGCGCCATTGGTCGCGTCGGGGTCGACATCAACGAAGCCGCGGGGATTCTGGTGCAGCGGTACGCGCTTCTTGGCCATTACCGCCCCAGCGCGCGGATCTCGCCCATGCGGGTGTTGCAGTCCTGCAGGGCGAGCAGGTTGGCGTTGTAGGCGCTGACCACCGCCTCGACCGTGCGCGAGGTAGCGCGTGTAGCTGGGCACGGCTGCGTCAGCCGATCATCGACCGGTACCAGCTTCTCCACGGTCACATGGACCTTCTCGGGCAGCTTCGGCCGCTCGGGTTGGTGCGCGCAGCCGGTCAGCAGCATGGTGGCGATCAGAGCAAAGGAATTGAGCTGCACAGCTCCATCTCCAGTTGGGACCGGCAAGCCGGCGTGGTCTTGGCGGCCTGCAGCGCCTTCTCGGCCGCACTGGCCCGGCGCTGGCCCTCGGCTGCTGCCGCTTCGGCCCGGGTCGCTGCAGCAGCGGATGCCTTACGCGCCAGCTCGGCGGCGTCGATCGATGCCTGGGTCTGCCGGTTAACCTCCTGCAGCAGCTCGCCGGCGGCGTTGGCCGCGCGCAGGTTCTCGGCCGCCTCGGCGCGCGCTCCGTCAAGCTGGCGCTGCACCGATTGGATCTGTTCGCGATCAGCAGCAGCCTGCCGATCCGCCCCTCGCTGGCAGCCGGCCACGAAGATGCCACCGGCCAGCAGGCACCACAGCCCAAGCCGGATCAGCTTCGCGTAGGGCGCCAGCGGGTCAGGGATCAGCACGGCGGCCGCTCCTCGGTTTCTGCTTGAAGCTGGTGGCCACCGGGACCAGGAAGGCGCCGCCGACGGCCAGGCCGCCCAGCACGATCAGACCCCACTCGGGAAACAGATTCTGTGCGCGCTCCGGCATCAGCGCGTAGGCGCCAAGGGCAGCAGCCGCAGCCGCCGCAACAGTGGCCAGCCAAGTGCTGGCCCGACCGGCAACCCCTCGCCAGTTAAATCGGTCCTTCACTTCAGCCCCCTGAGCTGCTTCAGCTCCTTGATGTCCTGCTTGTTCTGCTCGACCTGTACGGCCTGCTTGGCCAGCTCGAGCTTCAGTGCCGGCACGTCGGCCAGCTGCGTGTTGAAGGTCTGCAGCTGCTGCTGCACGGTGGCCATCTGCTGGTTCGTGACCTGCTGCTGGGTCAGCACGGCCTGCATGGAGCTGATCAGCCAGTAGCCGCCGGCGATCATGAAGGTGGCGAAGGCCCCGACGATCCATTTCTCGACCGGGCCGAGCGAAATACGGGTGCGGCCGTCCTGGCTCGGCTGGGCTTCCATGCTCATGCGCTCCCGCCCTGACCTTCGAACACGCGGCGCTCATCGGCGCGGCGGTTGGACAAGCCCTGCATGACCCTGCCGTTTGCCCTGTTCCAGCGCGGAAACTGAGCTGAAGCCCCCGCTACATCGCCGGCGTTGAACAGCTTCAGCAGGGTCGAGCTGCGGAATGCAGAGACGCCGATGTTGTAGGCCAGGCTGACCATAGCCCCGAGCTGGCGGTCGGTTGCCGGGCGTCGCAGCGCTGACCGCACGCCCTTGGCGAACCGGTCCAGATCGAGCGCCAGCCGGTCGTCGGCCTGCTTTTGGCTCCAACGGACGCCCTTTTCGACGCCAGGACCGGTCGCGCCGTAGCCGATGGTCCATGGCGCTCCGCCGGTGGCGGGGTCGGGGTAGGCCTCTAAGCGGCACCCCTCCCACTTCTTCACCAGCTGTACCGCATATGCCAGGGCGCTCATGCCCGCTCCCCCGTGTGTGATGGGGTCATGCTGCCGGGGCTGACGGGGGCTTCAACGGAGGAGCGCCAATGCGCAATTCTGACGACAATTTGTTGCCGCCAGAATCACAGCATGCCAATGCAGAGATGGAGCTTAGAGGTCGAGCTTCATCTGGTCATTGAGCTTAGGGTGAACTGAATCAAGCTTCTCTTCGAAGTCCTGATAGTCACGGCTCAACTTCATTACAGTCACGACAGATGCCAAGTGCTCACGCAGCTTCGGGTGCCCGATGTCAGCAGTTAGGCGCTGATGAAGACGTGCTTTCCTCTGATCCTTGGCCGCCTGTGCCTTAAGCTCTTTGCGTAGGCCAGGGGCTAAGCGGTCATAGACCACGTTGTTTGTCAGGGTGCCGAAGTATGGCGGATAAGTGTTTCCTTCCGACGGGAACGGAAGCCCTCGAAGCCGGCACATGTGCTCGTAATAGTCGATCGGGAATGTTTTTACCCATGGCTGAAGCTCCTTTGAGACGTATGCCTCAAGGATCTTTGCGAGAGCATCACGAGCACGATCCTTCTGGTATCCGGTCGCTTCGTCGACAAGAGCGATGATGCCAACGCGAGCGAAGCCTCGCATCAGTAGATCAGCCTGCGCTGCGTAACGGTGATCCTGCTCGGTCGTGACAAGACCCAAATCGCGGGCGGTCAATATTGCTTCGCAGATCTCCTGAAGAACCGTCGCCTCGAATCCATCGCTGGGGATGTTGTCGCCGCGAGGAGACTTGCCGACAAACTTTATTGGCGAATCGATGGCCACAGATAAGTCCTTGTTCTTATAGGACTTAATTAGCTTGTGACCAGCAATTCGCGCGGCTCCTTGGCCACGCCCCTTCATGCCAATCGCAGCCGTTAGACCACGCCCGGAAATAACGCGACGCCCATCGTCCAATACAAAGCAGGCCAAAGACTGGCCGCCAACTTCCAGCGAGCCTGAATGAGTGGCCTTTGGGAGTTTGGCCATCTCTCTCTTAGCGCTTAAGGCCTTCTGGGAAATTTCCTTCCTCTTTTCAGGCGTTAAAGCCGCAGCTCTTGCTTTCCCACCAACTGCCTTCCCGGTTGCAGACTTCTTTTCGTCGACCATTTGGCACCTCCGACTAGGAGGCTAGATTATTTACTTGCTTTTTTACATTTGCAAGCACCTTGCTTGCAAATTGCCATATCGAGACGGCACGCGGGATCGGACCACCTGAAGGCCGGTGCTACCATTTCCCCACCACCCGAGCCCCGCGCCATGACCGACCAGACCGAAGACCGATTCAAGGGCACCGGCCAGTTCCACCCGGACAAGGCCTGGGCGAAGATCGACCGCGAGGCCAAGGACCGGGCATTCGACGCCAAACACCCTCCGAAGTGGTGGCATTCCCTTGCCTTCCCGTGGGGTGTGGCCCTGTTGCTCCTTGGCCTGGCCGGTTGCGTCATCTACCTACTGCTGTGGGCCTTCAGCGCTCCGTTCGCCTGACGCCTCCAACGCTGCGGCAACCTCGCCGATCGAATCATCATCGTTCTCTGCGCTCATGCGCTTCAGCACGTTGATTTGTGCGGGGATAGCTCCAATCGGAAGCTCCGTTGACCGTGCAAGCCACTTCACGAAACGGGGATTCGTCATAGCGCGTGCCAACACGTTAGCTCCTGCGCCGCCGCCGACGGCAACCGCCGCAGGCCCAACCTGCCCCGTGATGAGAAGGCCACCGATGGTGGCTGGGTAAGCAAACGCCGCACCGCGGTTGGCGGTCCCGCTGGGATTCCGGAACACCTCGGACCCCTCCTTGATCCTCTCCGCCACGCGAGCGATCTTGTCCATGTCCTCGCTGAAGCCGGCGCCGTATCGCCCGAACAGGGTCCGGCGCGCTTCGGGGCTCAGGCTGCCCCAGTTCGTGAGGAAGGTGTTCGGGCTGAAGGCATCGCCGGCCGCGTTCTGCGCCCCCGGGTTGGCCAGCCCCATGCGCTTGATCACCGCCGCGCTTACCGCCTTCTGACCATCCTCCGGCAGTGAGCGCATCACCGCGCGCAGCGTCGTCGCGCCGTCCTTCGTGCCCGACATGGCCGCCTGGAACACCTTTTCGGGGCCGCCGTTCTTGTCGACCACGCGCTCCAGCGTTTCCAGTCGATCTGCCGATGCCTTGAAGTAGTTGTTGGCACGGCGAACTGCTGCGACTGCGCTCGGCCCCTGCGCCTGGGCAGCTGTCTCCAGATCCTGCGACAGGGAACCGTAGAGGCGCTTCAGATGTGCCGTCGGGCGGTCAGTGGACAGAGAGAAATCAGACAGCTCCTCGCCGATCTGGCTGCGAATCCGCTTAACGGCCTCGTAGGGGATGCCAGCGAGACCGGCCTGCTGCGCCGCTGCAACGTCTTGCGCCAGGTTGTCGGCCATCTGCTGAATCTTGGGGCTGATCTGGGCGCCGGTGGTGGCTTCAGCTCCTGCAATGGGCGTGGTGAGGTCGGCAAGCGCCCGCTGGGTGTTCGACACACCGATCGGCGTATCGCTGGGGATGTGCTGGTCCGCCTGCCAATAGAGCGCTTTGCGCATGGCGCCGGTGTTCTTGGAGAACGTCTGCACACCGCGCTCGATCGCACGGCCAGCACGCTCACCACTGATGTTCCTGGCCAGCTGATTGCTGACATCGGCGAGCCCGCTGCCGATCTGCTCATTCTGCCCCGCAGCAAAGCGGCGCATCACGCCGCCGCTGGTCGGACCGCCACTCAACAGGCTTTCCGCCCCTTGCATCGACCACCGCCCGGTGCCCTGCCCCACCGATGGGGTCGCGCCCAGGACAGCAAAGTCATCAATGGCCTGTTCCAGCTGCTGGCGCCCCGCCTCGCCGCCACGCATCAACCCACGGACGCCCGCCTGCGTTCCGGTCAGGGCTGCGGAGGGGCCCAAGCCGCCGAGCAGACCCGCGACTGCCTGTGCACCCGCGCCCCCCCCTGACTCTCGTGTAACACCAGCGGCAGTCGACCCACCCAAGGTGCTTGCAACCTGCAGAGCAGGCTGAGCAGCCAGCAGCTCTCCGGCACGCTCACCGAGGGTAGCGACCGCGCGCGGGGCCGGCGCGACCTGCGCAAGCGTCGGCACTACCGAACGCCCGGCGGTCAATGCGCCACCAGCGCCCAACGTCAGCCCGGTACCGGTCAGCGCCTCGCCGATGTCGCCGAGGACACGATCGCCGCTTGTCTGCGCCTTGGGCAGGCCCAGCGTGTCGCCGAGCGCCGCGGCGTTGTCCCGGAAGCTGGCCACTGGCCGGCCGGTGATCTTCGTTTCCAGCGCGCCGAGGGCGTCGCCACCCACTGCACCCAGCAGGCTGCCGATGCCCTGCAGCACCGAGCGCGCGCCGAAGGCCAGATCGCGCGGGATGCCCGCCTTCCAGCCGTCGGCCTGCCGGCCATCTGCGGTGCTGTCCACGCTGCTCGTGACCTCGGAGAAGTCCGGCGGCAGCGCCTGGACGGTCCCGAGGGTCGGGATGTCCTCCAGTTCGAAGCCGGGCGGCGGTGGCGGCACAGCGCGAGGCGCTGCAGCCGGCGAGACAGCAGGCTCGAGAACGAAACCGGGCGGAAGCGGAGGAGTCGCCATTATTCGGGCACCCACTGGCCGTTGATGAGGACCAGCACCTGGCCGGTTCGGGGGTTGCGAGCGCGTTGTGCGCCAGACGCGCCTGCTGCGGGAAGCCCAGGGCCACGAGCTGAGGGCGGATCACCCAGCGTCCCTCCGAAGTCGCGCGGCGTAACGCCAGGCGTACCGCTGCGTCCATAGTTCGCGTTGATGATGTCCTGCTTGCGCGTATGCAGCTCAACCGCCTGACGGTTGAACTTCGCCAGACGTGCGAGCGCCGCAGCTGCTGTGCGCGGGTCGTTGGCAGACATCAACTCATTCGCGGCGCGCTGTGCGTCGCCCTCGGTCTGGACGCCCTTGTTGAGGCGCAGCGACTCGTTGACGATCTTCGTCAGGTCCGACTTCCACTCGTTCAGCGCAACGTCGCCGTCGGTGGCCAAGCCCAGGCCAGTTCGGCCCCATGCGAGAGCGGCGTTCTGCGGGCTGATCTTCAACGTGCCATCGGCCAGACGCGCTGCATTCTTCTGGATGATGTCGTTCAGGACGGCCGTACCACCCAAGGCGTCTTCCACGGCCAGCAGGTCCTTCAGCGCACCGACCGGCAACGGCTTGCCGCTGTCGCCAAGCGTACCGCCGGCAGACTTGCCACCGGGGTTCCACTGGCCGCTGCGCTCCATCCCGAACTTCGCCGCGTCGATGCCGGCCGCCTGCCGGGTACGGGCCGCGCTGGCGTTCGAATTGTTGGCGCTGGCGTAGGAAGATGCTGCGCGCGCAGCGTCGGCGGCAATGCCGGCCCGGCCCTGCTCGGTGGTCGAGATACCGCCGCCGCCCTCCTTGAACCGGTTCTGCAGCAGGTTCTGGCCCTGCACCGCCCCCAGCTCCTGCGGCCCGTTGGCCACGGCCATGAGGTTGGCGTTTGCTCCCTCCCAGTTGCCGCCCAATGCGGCATCCCGGGCGGAGCTGCGCGCAGCAGCACCCAGCACGTCGTTCAGCTGCCCTGCGTCGAATCGGTCGTTGGCCAGCAGAGCGATGCTGCCAAGCGTTGCGCGCGCCGTGTCGTCGCCGCCCAGCACGCCGCTCACGAGCTCGGGATTCACCAACGCCCGCTGCTCGTTGATCTGGTTGGCCAGCACCGCCTTGGAACGCGCCTGGCGCGCCTCCTGCAGCGCCTGCTCCACCTTGTAGTTCCGGCCCAACTGGTCCGTGTAGGTGTCGCGGGTGTTGCCGAACAGCGCGGTGCCGAGGGCCTGCCCGGCCTGGTATGGATTGGCCATCAGGCGTACCCCGTGGTGAGCGGGTCATACGACCCGTAGAAGTTGGCGCCCATGCGAGGGCCAGAGGCGGCATTGGCAGCACCACCGCCGGCCATTGAGCCGCCCGCGGCCGTTGCCAGGCCGGCCAGCAGGTCAACCTCCGGACGGCGCCGGATCTGTCGCAGGCGCAGCTGATCGATGAACTGTTGCCCGCGGCTCGCGCGCGCCTCCATGTCCAGATCCGTTGCCAGCTTGCCGTACCCGAATGCCTCCTGCTGCCGCTGCAGCTGCGGAGCGTCGATCCTGGACATCAGGCCAGCGGTGGTCGCGGCCGCGTTGTCGGCACCAGCGCGGGCGGCGCCAGCATCGGCCTGGAACGTTGCACCACCGATTGGCCCTTCCAGCCCAGCCACAGCCTGCTTGCGGCCACGCTGCAGCTGCTGCATGTACTGCCCCAACCGGTCATTGCGCGCGGCATCGGCCGTGCTGGTCTCCAGCTGCGCGATTTCGTCGTTGACGCGTCGATCGGCTTCCTGCTGCCGACGGGACTGGCTAAGCAGGCCCTGAGCTGTCTCCTGGTCCTGCTTCCGCTCAACACGCTGCGTCTCGGCCTGCTGCGCCGCCGTGCCGGCCAGAGCGATCGCGATGGGAATGAACTGGCCCATGAGTTACCCGCCGTATGCGGCACCGCCGCCGTAGAGATTGAAGTTTGCGTCCCGATTCGCCTGGCGCCGTGCTGCTTCCTCGCGGCGGTTCTTCACGAATCCGCCGATGGTCGCGAACTGGTCGCCAAGCTGCTCACCGAACGCCTGCGACCGCGCGTTCTCGAAGTTGGAGCGCAGCCCGGCCGCCGCCTGCGATGCTGCTGTGGTCGCATCAAGACCGGAGGTAGCCAGCTGGATGAGGCGCGCGCGAGAGTCCTGATCGGCAGCTTCGAGCTGTGCACCGGCGCCCTGCGCCCTGCCCTCGACGTTGATCAGCCCCCGGTTGAACTCGTCGGTGAGCCTTCGGTTCTGGTCGACGTTGACACTGCCGCCGGACAGGCCGCCGCGCGCCAGCGAGAACTTCAGCTCCCGCGCTGCGTCGGTGTTCTGCCGGTTGAGATCTTCCATCAGCTTGGAACGAGTTGCCGATACGAAGTCAGCGATATCCCGAGCGCGTCGCGGATTGTCGAACACCTGGTTGATGCGGCCCTGAGCCTCGCGGATCCGCTCCTGCCGCTCCATCTCCATGCGCGCGGCCACGTCCGCAGCCGACTCACCCTGTTTGGCCGTCTTGGTCAGGCCCAGGGGATCGAGGAACTTGCTGGCACCGGACTTCTGGATCAGGCCCGTCGGGTCTGCCCAATTACCCTTGCCGATATTGCCGCCGCCGGCCATTAGGCAGCCTCCTTGGTACGTGCGAACAGGACCGCATCAGCGCCGTTGGCGCAGTAGCGGCTCAGGGTGGCTTCACGGCGGTAGCCCAGCGAACGCTCGTACCACTCGAACGTCTTGTCGCGGCCGGCCAGGCCGTATAGCTGCAGGCGGTGAACATTCGGCTCGGCAAGCATCTGGTCGTTGAGCTTGCGGGTCCACCGGGTGATGGCGTACCAGTGCTTCTCCCAGCCCGCCATCGTTCCCAGCTGCCAGCCCTCCCAGACACCAGGCCGCACCTGCCAGAAACCGCCAGCCACCACCGGCACGCCGTCGGATAGCAGGACGAACTTCGGCCCGGGCACGGCGGCCATCTTCAGGATCGCCTGCTGCGGGTCGTACTCAGTCGCGCCCGTCATGGCCAGATCCTGAGCGATCTCGTCCGGGCGCATGTTGCGCGCCAAATAGGCCAGATCCTCGATCAGGACTTCGCTGGAGGCGGTGACAGTCATGGACCATTGCCCATGTCGAAGAAGCTCAGCGACGCCTGCGTCAGCGCCCACTTCTTGCCCGGCGCGAAGTCCACGCGCAGGCTGAAGGTCGGAGCCGACAGCGGGAACGGGATGACGCCGCCGGGCAGCGTGTCGGGGTCGACGGTGTAAGGGTCGGTGAACGCGGCCGTGTTGCGCTGGTCGTAGCCGATGCTGACGCTGGGCGTGCCCTGGCTCACGATGTCGAAACCCTCCATCATCTTGGTGACGCCCGGCGTACCGAAGTCCAACCACGGCCACCAGACCGTGCCACCGAAGGGGATCGTCTGGCCGCCAACGTCGTCGCCCAAGGCAAAGTCGCTGACCGCGCTGATTTCGTCCCCATGCCGGATGTAGAGATCATTCCCCAGCTGGGCGAAGGCATCCACGGAGAACGGGAACAGGTAGCGGCTCCACGCGCCCTGCTTGCCCGAGCGCATCGTGTAGACGAAGACGGTCGACTCCATCACGCACCTCCGAAGCCAAACTGCAGCCGGCCGCCGGTGGACATGCACAAGGTGGCCAAGCCGCCGCAGGGCGGATTGGCGGTCAGCAGGTACTCGGTAAGGTAGCGGTCGCGCTGCTGCCGGTAGTACAGCGAGCCCGCGCGCAGGTAGGCCAGGATCACATCGGAGCTGGCCGTCTGGCCGCGGCGCTTGTCGTCCAGCGTCACGCGCGGGTTGACCGCCCCGAGGATGCTGGTGAAGACCATGCCCGGCACCGTGCCGTCGAACCACCAGAGCCACGCCTGACCACCTTGCGTGAAGGCAATGACCGGCTGCATGTTCTGGTCGAACGCCAGCGCAACCTCGGTGATGCCAGGCCGGATGAAGGCCGGTTGCTCGTTGCCGCCGTCCGGTCCCAGATACACCACGTCCTCATCCACACGCACGCGCCACAGCTGGTACTGCAGGCCAGCTGAGGTGTCGTTGATCGCACGGCCGCCCATCTCGTAGTCGATGAGCGGCTGCAGCGTTGAGTTAACCCGCTCGGAGAACGGGGCCGGCTGCGGAGTGCTGGAGAGGCCGCCGGTCGGGATCATGGCGTGTAGCGGCCCCAGCTCATGCGGATGGTAAACGTCGCCTTGAAGGACGAGGTCTTAGGCAGCTTCGGGGACAGGCCCCATGCCCAGGCGCCGAAGGCACGGTCACCGGTGTTCCCCGACGACGCGAAGAAGCACCCAATGCCGCCCGCAACGTTGGCGTCATTGAGGTCGCAGTCGAATCGGAACGAGCGCTGATAGCTGCCAGCCGTGTAGGCAAGCGCTGTGATAGTGCCCGATCCGATAGGATTCGCGACGGCACTGTTCTGCGCAGGCAAGGCTGCATCAACAGCGGGACCTGTAGACGCATTGCCTGCGGTGCGTCGCGGCCCGATGCCCCTGCCCACGTAGAGATACCAATACAGATCGTAGCTCACCGGAATGAGGGCGCGAGAAGTCCAGTTGTAGGTGACGCCGGCGATGTCCACAGTGCCTGTCGCATCCGTCAGCGTCGGATACAGCCGCAGCTCGTAGGTGACATCGAGCGTCTCATCCGACAGCACGGTGATCGTGGTCGGATTGCCGCCCGAATCCAGAATCAGGGCGCGGCTGAAAAGCGGCCCGCTGGTTGTCGGGGAAACCCCAACCTCGGCCAAGGTGCCGGCAGCGGTACCGGTGGTGAATCGGGTCGTGCGGCGCACCCAGGCATAGAACGCTCCAGAGCGATCGACGCCGTTGTTGATGGCCTGCTGCGTCGAGCTCGATGCCACCTGGGACACCAGCACCGTATCGGTCACAGCCGGGGCGGTGTTCCCCGATCCAACTCGGCAGAAGGTGTAGATGTAGGTGTCGTCGGTGGTCCCGAGCAGGTCCAGGCCGGCGTTGGTGATCAGGTTCGGGAACCAGTCGGCGGCGATGCGGCGGCTGCCGGGGATCTCCCGGCCATCCTCGTCCGTGCGGAACGCTTCGATCTTGAACCAACCGGCGAAACCGCTGCTGGCGTTGAGAGTGTTGCTGCTCATGTGAGCGTGCCTCCTACGACACTGGAAGACAGCCCGATGCCCTCGGGCGCCATGTTGGAAACGATCAGCTTCTGGAGCAGCGTGCCGGCCACCACCCCGCTGGAAAGGCTCATGGATTCGGCCGGAATCACATAGCTTCGGAGGATATTTCGCAGCGTTCCGGCTTCAACGGCGGAGCCCAGCGAAACCCTGTCGTCCAAGGCGTAGTTCTGCAGGATCGGGCGCAGCGTGCCGGCCGTAGCCACCGACGACAGCGCGAAGGAATCGGCCGGTACGGTGTACTCGTGGTAGACATCACGGAACGTGGCCGCTTCCACCACCGATGCCAGGGAGATCGAATCGGCCGGGATCTCCACCGGATACAGGCGCGTGGTCAGGTACTTGAAGAAGCCATCCGCACCACTGCGGGTCTCGACCTTCTCCGCCACGTCGCCGAGCGAGTCCGTGGCACGAACCGTCCACTCGGCATCGCCACCGCGCGCCATCTCTCCGGTGACGTGACCACTGGCGTCCATGGCCAGGCCATCGGGCAGCGCGCCGGCGGAGATCTCCACGCTGTAGGGCGGCAGGCCACCGGCGATCACATAGCTGTAGTCGACCGTGTCGCCACATGCGGCCTTGGGTAGCGATCCGTAGACGCCCAGCACCGGCGGCGGGTAGTTCGGGAACGCCAGAAGGTACTGCCCGGCGCCCGGGTAGTAGGTGGCCAGCGGCGGCGTGTTGTTGCGGTCCGCATACAGCATGGCCTGCTGGACAAGAACGTCGATCGGCGCTCCAACATCGCCCGCAGCCAAGTTCTCTGCGGCATTGGCGATGCCGACAGAGCGGACGCCCAGCGCGGCCAGGTAGAACAGATCGTTGGCCACAGGGACCGCGGCGCGTTGCCACGTCGACCCGATCCCGTCCATCTGGTCGAGGATCGCCATGGCGGCCGGATCCGGGTCCACCTGCCAGTTCTGGAAGCTGCTGGCATTCAGCGCGACCAGGTTCGCGCGGTACTGCTGCAGCACCGCCATGTTGTTCGCGTTCGCTTGCTGCAGTCCTGTAGCCAGGTAGCCGGCATCATCCGGTGTCGACCAGTCGAGCGGGTTGGCCGTGGCGCTGAACCGCACGATGTCCTTGTCGGCGGCGAACACCTTGCTCGCAACGATGGCCACGACCTTGGACTGCGGGCACTTCTCGTCGGTCACCCGGCGCGAGACGGCGCGCCAGTTGATGGTCCCGTCCTTCACCATTGCGCCGATGTCGGTCGGCCACACCGGCTCAACAGCGCCGCTCACATACCGCGGCGAGGCCGTCCAGGTTACGCGGCTCGTCGTGACCGCCTCCCAGATCACCTCGTTGTCGATCACCTGCTGGCCGAGGATGCCCGGCCATGCCGGCTCACTGCTGCCCGACGTGCCCGATTCGGTCTGGACCGCCTTGTAGACCAGGCCTTCCGGCAGTCCAGCCGTTGCGCCGCTCACCGCGAGGTTGTCGCCCCAGATCGGGCTGTTGTGATCGGCCACCGAAGTGAGGTGGATCGCGGCCTTGGCATAGGCAGCCGACGCAGGCGCAGTGCTGGTCACCTTCGACTGGTGCCACGCACCGCCCGAACCGCTGTCCACGACGTTGCCCTTGTCGGTCTGCAACAGCGTGTTCAGCGAGTCATACCAGCGCACCTCGGTCCAGCCGGCAGTCTTGCCAGCGGAAGAGGCGCCCTGGTTGATCATCGAGGTTGCAACCAGCTGGCCGCCAACCGGGACGACCAGCATCGTGTTGTTGATGCCCAAGCCGTCTGGCTTGTTTCCGGGCAGGATCATGGAAGGACCGCTGCCACCGTAGCCGCCTGACGGGCTATAGGCGCCATCACCGCTGAAGGTCCAGCCCGTGTTGCCGGCGGAGAAGTCGCCATTGGCAACCTGCGGGTTGTTCGGCGCCGGCTGGGTGATCGGCTGAACCAGATCACCCGGCAGGTACAGGGTTCCGGGCTGCCAAACAGGAGCGGCCATTACTGGGCCTCCTGGTTGTTCACGTTCCGCCACGGGCTGTTCCCGCCGCTGCTCCCATAGCGATCAGTCACGTCAGGCGGCAGCTGGTTCCCAGACTGCTCGCCAGCGATGGGGGTCGGGTTGGCCACGTCGCTGTCTTCGAACACAGTCGCCCCCGGCGAGGTGGGCCACGACGGCTCAGTGGCACCCGAACGCGGCGCCGGGCCGAAGGCATCGGTGACCGTGTAGTAATAGCCGTTGTCGGTGGTCGGCACGACCTTGTCGCCAAGCGCGCGCGCGACATTGCGCACCCACACCTGGAACTGCTCGGTACCGCTGTCCAGCTGGTAGGCGATGCCGTTCGGCGATGTTGGCGTCACCAATGACCCGGGCAGGTAGATCTTGCCGGGCTCCCATGTGGTGCCGCGCTGGAGCCAGTAGTGGAAGACATCGCCGTTGACGAACTCGGGCACCACATACAGGTAACCGAGGAACGGGCCGGCGAAGTGGATTTCCTTGATCGGCAGGTCCGGCGTGTTCGGGTGCTTCAGGACCTCGCACTCGACCACTGGCGTGCTGGCAGCGATGGTCTGCGGCTGATGGCTGAAGACGATCAGCTTGCCGTCGTAGGCGCACAGGCCCTTGGTGGCGCCGGTCGGCAGCGTGTTCTTGTTCTTGGTGCCAGGCCGTGACCGCGGCACGCCGTCCTGGTCCACATAGCCGTTCACCAGGTCGTAGAGCGTGTTGGGATCTGCCCCGCCCTTCGTCCTGAGCCGATTGATGCCGCCCTTGGAGGCGTTGAGGGTGACGATACGGCCGGTCACGGGAAGGGCACCTCTGGCCGCGGCGGCACATACACGCCCTCACCTGCCGGTGGGCCCGGGATGTACCGGGCTGTCGCATGCGTACCCGCCACCAGATTGGCGATCATCACCTCCAGCTGCTGGATGTAGGCCTGCGCATCCGCCTGCCTGTAGTGAGCCTTGCCGTTGGCCAGTGCCAGCAGAAACACGATCTCGCTGTCGATCGTGGTCTTGTCCGCGTCCTCGGTGAACCGGTTGAGGTCGAACCTGCCCTTGATCACCAGATTGCCCAGCGTCTCGTCCGGCGCCGGCCAGATCTCGATGCAGTTGCGGAACTCGTAGCGCTGCGGGAGGCCCGTCAGCTCGCTGGTGGTGTAACTGCGAGGGTTGATGCCCTCGTGCATCTCCGACCAGACGCCATCGCGCTCGCGGCCGACCCAGGTCACCTTGCGCGGGTCCAGTGTCGCCGGGCAGGACTGCGGCGCGTTCTTCTCGTCGTTGTCGGGGTAGTCGTACAGGCGCTGGCCGGCCACCAGAGGCCAGGAGAACCAGCGTTCGTTGCGGAACTCACCGGTGGGGCGGCGGAACAGCGCCACCTGCGCGCTCTGCAGGAATTCGTTGAGCAGCTCTTTCATGCCCGGCGGCGGGTTGTTCGCCTGTGCGGCGAAGCCCAACCGGATCATCAGCCGCTTGCGCAGCGCTGCCAGCGTGGCATTGCCATCGGTACTGGAGCAGGCGCACTGGATTCCGTCGGTGATGCTCATGGGAGCCCTCTTGTGGAGACGGGCCGGGTTCCCCCAGCCCGTCGGGGTACAGCGTGGTGCTGGCGATCAACCGCCCAGGGTGCCGGCGCCGGCCTGCGCGGCGTCGTACAGCGCCTGCAGTTCGGCCTTGGGCGCGTTGCCCTTGTGTTCGATGCCCAGGCGGGTCAGTTCCTCACGCAGCTCGGCGTGGGTCAGCTCGGGCTGTTCGCCGCCTTCACCATCGGCGCCGGCCTGCGCGGCGTCGCTGGCCTGGCCCGGACGCGCCGGAAGACGACTGATGATCACGGCCTCGGACTGCTTCTTGAAGCTGTCCTTGCCCAGCTCCATGCCGACTTCCTTGGCGATGTCCCGCGGGCCGCCGCGAAAAACCTGGTCGATCACCGTGCGGTACTTGTCGCCGTACTTGGTCAGCAGGCGCTGGTGTTCCTGCGTGGCGTTGTCCGGCAGTTCGATCGCGTGGTAGTCATCGTTGATGACCTTCACGTTCTCCTCGCCGTGGATCAGTTCGAGGATCGGAACCTCGTGCTTGAACACAGACTCGGTGATGGTGACCTCGGTGCTGCGCTGGATGGTCAGCAGCACGACGGGAACGATGACGGTGGACTTGCTCATGTGCGGCTCCTTTCAGCCCGCCAGGGCGTAGACGGTGCCGGCGGCGGAGAGCTTGATCCACTGCGGCAGGTTCTGGACCTCGGTCTGGCTGTTGGCGGCCAGGGTCGCGAGGGTCGTGTAGGTGCCGGTCTGGGTGTCGGAACCCTGCAGGGTCGCCGCGGTGCCGGACAGATTGGAGAAGGTCGCGCTGCCGCCGCGCAGGAACGGGCTGTTGCCAGTCTTGAAGGCGGTATCGGTGATCGGGGTGGACTTCATGGGGATGGCTCCTGTAGCCGATTGGGTTTCCCATGAGCGCCCGGCCGAAGCCGGGGCACTCGGATCAGGCCAGGCCCGATCAGGCGATGGACAGCACGGCGTGCACGTTGCGCTTGCCGGTGGTCAGGCCGTACTTGTTGGTCTGCGCGTAGTACGTGACGTAGCGGTCCGGCAGCTTTTCCGGCTTGCGCTTCTTCATCCAGTTGCCCTTCACCGGGCGGAAGGTGATGAAGTTGCGGTTGAGCAGGTAGCAGCGCTTGGTCCACGGGTAGGTGATCGCGCCGAGCTTGGCGTCCAGCAGCTCGAAGGTCGGATCCCAGATCAGCTCGATGCCGCGGTAGAACACCGCAGTGACCGAGGCGTCCAGGCCGGTGCCACCGTTGGCGCCGACGATGATCTGCCGGTTGATCTCGATCTTCGCCTCGGCCTTGTAGGCGTTGAGGAACGCCTGACCGCAGCGGATGTCGGTCGGGATCGCGCCGCCGTAGCGCACGCAGGCGTCATACATCGCATCCAGCACCGCCACGACACCGCCGGAGGCGATGGCCATGCTGGCGTTGTTGCGCCAGTAGGTGCTGGTGCTGGCGTTGATGCCGCCGACGATGTCGCCGGTGCCCGGGGTGGTCGAGACGATGTGGTCCAGGCCCGGGACGGCCTTGGCCGACTGCGAACCGTTCTGCAGGGTTTCCAGCGCCAAGCCTTCCTGCAGGCCGTTCTTCATTGCGGTCCAGCTCGACTGCAGCAGGTTGACCAGCTGCTCCTTCTCCTGCGAGCTCGGCACCGCGACGCCGGAGTCATCGATCAGGATGCCGTTGCGGATCAGGCGGTCTTCATCGAACCAGAAGCCCTCGTGGTTCGAGTAGTACTGGAACTTGGCGAAGCGGTTCGGGTCACGCTCGTTGTACGTGACCTGGTCGGCACCTTCGTAGTTCTGGTAGTTGCTGTCGTTCGAGATGAACAGCTTCTCGTTGAAGATGCCGTTGCCGAAGAACGAAACCTGCTTGTTGGTGACGAACAGGTCCAGCGTGCGGTGCGCGACGTTGATCTGGTCGACGGGATCCTTGGTGGAGTAGCTCTCCAAGGTGTAGTTGGCGCCCTGCGCGAGCTGGGCAGTGGTCCAGGCCATGATGATGTCCTCGAAGGGGAATGGGTTGTCGCTTTCCATCCACGTTCGAGGGGGGCGAGGCCTCCTACTGCCCTACCGGGCGCGACTCCGGCGTACTGCATGCGTGGCGCGGTTGTCAGCCGCAGGGCCAGATTGCCCGTGTTGCGGGATGCGTCAACGGACACAAGGAACCCCGCCGGAGCGGGGTCTTGTATTGGCCGCGGGCGGCTCGACTCAGCCGTTGTTCGCCTGCTGGATGCCGTACTCCAGCGCGTCCATCGGACTGGCGAAGGTGGTCGGATCCATCGCCGGGCGCGGGCCACTCGGTCGCATCGGGCCGGGGCGCGGTTGGGCGGGAGCCGCGGGCGCGGCCGGAGCTGCCGCAGCCACTGGTGTCTGGATGCGGGCATAGGCCAGAGCGGTGCGCTGAGCCCATTCGCTCGGGTGGTACTGCTCGCGGATCAGACGGACGGCCTCACTCAGCTGCGGGCGCTTGGCCGCATAGCTCGGGTCTTCCTGTGACATCTCGGCGTCGAAGCGCTTCAGCCAGTCGATGCCGCGCTGTTCGGCCTGCTCTGCCGCCTGCTGGCTCTCGGTGCGCTGGCGCTCGACGCTGCCCGTATAGGCGGCGCGGTCGCGCTGGCCGGCGATCTCGACGGCACGGGCGCGCGGCAAGTCGCCTGCCTCAACCTCGGCGCGCAGGTCCTGGTGGTTGGCCAGCGGGTCGTGGATGCCGGGCGCCTCCTTGCCCAGCATCTTGGCCAGCTCGGCGTACTCCTTGCCCATGACCTCGTAGGCCTTCTCGGCCGCGACCAGGTCACCCTGCTGCGCCTTGCCGATCAGGCCCAGGTAGTCCAGTGCCATGCTGTACTGCTCAGCGCTGGCGCCGGTCTCCACGACCATCTGCACCATGTCCTCGCCTACCTTGGAGCGCTGGACCAGTTCCGGCAGGCGGGCCACATCCTCGATGCCAGCCGCCTTCAGAGCATCGACGGTGGCGCGGCTCTGCTTGATCTCGGCTGCCATACCGCGGAAGCGCTCGGCCGACTTCTCCTTCAGGCCCAGCGACGCGATCTCCGCCTCGGTGTCAGCGTCCGGCTGCGGCTGGTCTGCAGCGGCAGCGGCCGGCTGGTCATCCGCCGTAGGGGCACCATCCTGCGGCTGTGCCGGAGGCTGGCCGTCAGCGGGCGGGGCTGCGCTCGGGTCGTCTGCCGGAGGCGTGGCAGCATCGGCCGGAGGAGTTTCGACCGGCGCAGGCTCAGCGGCAGGCGCCGTTTCAGCATCAGCAGCGGCGATGCCAGCGTCCAGCGCCGCCATCACGTCGGCTGGCTGGTCGGTCGGGGTGGTGTCCGGCGCAGTGGCCGGGGTGTCTGCGTCGACGTTCATCACTTGCTCCAGGTTGCGAATACCCGCCAGATGGCGAGCGTCAGAGGATGGTGGTTGGCGATCTGGGTGGTGATCCGCATGGTCAGACCGCCGGCTGAGCGACAGCCCGGATCAGAGCCATGACGCCCGTCTGGATGTCGGTCTTGCCGATGGCAGCCCAGCGCAACGGCTCAGCAGCTTCGAAGCGGCGCAGCTCGGCGGTGTTCTCGTTCTCGGGAGACTCGTCGTCAACCCGCTTCTTCGAAGCGAAGTCAGCCTCCACGAGCGGCGTGTAGTGCTGCTCGAGCTTGCCGACCAGCTCGGCCTGCAGCTCGATCAGGACAGCGCCAGCCGCCTTGATTCGATTCATCAGGTCGATTTCATCCTGACTCAGTTCCCGGTAGCCGGTGATCTTGCGATGTTGGTTTTCCATGTATTGCTCCTATCAGGCTGGCGCGAGGGGATCGGCGGCAGGAGAGCCACCGGGAGGTGCGGGCGGAACGGGCGGCTGCTGGCCGGCGTTCCCACCCTGCGGAGGCGGCGCGCTCCCAGGCACGCCCTGTGCGGGCAGCTCCGGCTGCGTGCCGTCGTTCTGGGGAATGAGCTGGTCAATGTCGAAGCGCTCGCCGCTGCGTTCGGCGGTCAGGCGCATCAGCTGCTCCAGCGAATCGGCGACGCTGTCGGGCGAAGCGCCGCGCAGTTGGCCGATCTGGGCCACGCCGGACTGCAGCAGCGGCAGGAGATTCGCCCACGACTGGCGCTCCAGCGCGGTGTTCGGCTTGCCCGACGAGCCAGCGCGGATCTCGATGCGCATGAACTCGGCCAGGTCATCCGGACCCTGATACGGCGGCCAGAAGGCGGTTGGCCCGGCGATGAAGCGCACGTCCTCGTCGCTCAGGTACACACGGGCGATCTGGCAGGTGTATTCGGCCAGCTCGCTCAGGCGCATTTCCATGCTGTCGCGCCGGCTGCTGCTGCGTGCCTGGAATCCCTGCTGCTGGATGTCGGCCTCGGTGGCGGTCTTGGCGGTGTTGATGGACCCGGACAGCGCCTCCTGCACGCCCCAGATGCGCTCCAGCGCCGCCTCGATCTTGCTGCGATCGTAGGCGGCCGGATCCATCTGGTTGTAGGTGATCGGGACCAGAATCGTGCGCAGGTCAGCGTTCGGCTGAGTGGTGTTGATTGCCACCATCTCGCCGATCTTGGCCTTCTCCAGCTTCTTAGCCTCCTCCTCCGTCATGGAGCCAGCGTTGAAGGCGGTCTTCGGGATGATGCGGCGGCGATGCTCGGTCTCGGCCGACAGGCTGCGGTTGTACTCGTCCGTCAGCTTGATCGAGCGGCTCACCAGGCTCTGCGGGTGGCGCTGGCCATCCACTTCGGAGGTCGGGAACACGAAATATGGGTAGAACCGGGTCGTGGCCGGCGGGTTGAAGCCCGGCTTCACCCAGTACGGCACGCCAGTAATCATGGTCAGGACGGTGTTGCTCTCGGCGTCCCAGATCTCGACCAGGCGCACGTAGCAGCCGGCGGTGGTGTCACCGTTGGCCGTGAACTCGTCGGCGTCCTCCGCCGTGGCGCTGCCGGCCGTGACGTTGACGCTCTCGTTCTTGCCCATGCACGGCTTGCGCGGCGCGTACCGGGCGGCCTTGCACATGATGCTGGCGGCGTCGCCCTTGGGATCGTACTGAGCCAGATACGGGCCGAACTCGGCCAGCGCATCGTCGTAGCGCATGTAGGAGATCTCGGCGTTCCACGGCGCGTCGACGTGGTTGGAGATCGTGAAGCCCGGCGCCACCTGGAAGTTCTCGCCGGCCACGTTGTCGATCACGTAGCCGCGGGCAACAACCCGCTCGGCCCCGTTCCGGATGGTGGCCAGCTGGCGCTCCAGCTCGGCGACGGTCGCCTCCTGGTCATTGCCGACGACACCCTTGATCGCGTCCCAGGCGCGCGCGCCATAGCCGGCGGTGCCGTCAGCCAGCTCCTGCTGCAGCGCCTTGGCCCGGGCAATGTTCTGCTGCAGGTCGTTGATGGCCGTCTGGGTCTCGGGCGAGATCTCGGTCCGCTCCTGCCACGACGCCTTGATCACGCCAATGCCGATGGTCAGCGACGAACGAACCCACGGCCGGCCGCGGCGCTTCAGCTGCGCGTCCTTCCACATCTGGGTGCCGACCGCTTCCATGGTCTCGGCGAACTGCTTCATCTCGCGCGAGCGCTTGGCGTACTGCTTGCGCAGCTTCAGCACCTCGTCGGTGACCAGCTTGTCCACCGCGCCGGTGGCCAAGTAGCCCTCCTGCGCCTGCTGGCCCTGCTGGAATGCTTCCTCCGGGCTCACGCCCATGGCGGTCTGCTGCACGGCGATCTGCCGGCCGACCTCCATTGCATCCTGCTCAGCCTGCTGCTGCAGGCCGGCCATCAGCCCTTCGTCCGACTCCACGATGTCCCGCAGCTGCTCGGGCGTGGGCATCCGATGCGCCGGGCCGGGTGACACGTCGAAGTCTGGATTGCGTGCGTAGAGGAACGCCTCCAGGTTGTCGATGTTGGTCCCGATGATGTTGGCGTCGACCAGGAAGCCGGAATCGCCGCGAGCCTGGCGCCGGTCCTTCGCGTACTGCAGCCGGGCCTCCTCGTCGTACTTCCGGGCCTCCTCGAACCGAGCCGACCAGCGCCTTACGTCCGCCTGGATCTGGCTCAGCTGCTTGGCGCGCGCCGGATCAGGGTCAGCGGCGGCCGCGATCCCGGTTTCGAGTGCTGCGATGGGTTGGTCTGCCATGGTCGGGCCGGTGTTCGAACTGGCCCCAAGGTGCCCGAGCTGCCGGAGGCATCAACGGTCGCTAGAAACCATCGACGACTCCATTTCTCTGATGAACTTGCGGAATCGCTCTATCTCCGGATCTTCGCCATGTTCAATGGCTCCGGCCAGGTCTCCGAACTTTCCACTTGGAGAAATTGGGCCAAACTCGCCATCGATCACCATCCACTGATCCTCCATGGCCTTGAGGGCAAGCTTGCACTCCTCAATGATCTTGGATTTGCTCGGGAAGTTCATGCGGTTACCTTCTTAGGGGTGCCTTTTGGTCCATGCATGGTGGGCGCAAAATGCACGGAAACTCAACGGTAGTAGCGCGCTGTCTTCTCGTCCTCATCGCGGTCGGCGGCGTCACGCTGTTTGAACCACGGATCGGTGAACGGCGCCGGTGGCGCTGGCTTGGCCTCGGGCGGGAGGCTGCCGTCGGCCATCAGGTCGATGCCTCGGCCGAACAGGCTGCACACGTCCACCATGTCGTCGCGGCGGCCGTCCTCACCGGTGAAGGCGCACAGCTGGTCGATCAGCCTGTCGCCCCACTCGGTGTTCGGGATGTGCACGGACCCGGTGGCAGCGCGGGCAGCGAAGCCCAAGGCGCGGTCTGCCTTGCTGCCGGCACTGGCCAGCGGCACCCGGTGCACGAACGTCTGGGTCGCCTTGGCTGCTCGGCGGATCGCGCCGTCGGTGGTCCGCAGGATGACGCCCATCTCCTCGAACGCCATCACCGGCTTGTTGCGCCGGCCCATCTGCATCAGGGCGGCGATCCACACCGATGGGTCTTCTTGCCCGCTCCACCAGTCCACGAACCACATGTCGCCCACGTGGTCGAGGCCTGCACAGCCATGCTCGGTCCAGTCGGGGTCGGCCTCGGGGTCGTCCGGGTCTGGAGCGCCCGCGTAGTCGCTGGCCAGGTACTTGCGCAGGCCCTTCGGCTCATCGCCCAGGTTGAAGCGCTTGAACCAGTGCCGCTTGAACAGGATGCCGGCCTTGGCCCGTGGCTGACCGCCGAAGATGTGGTCGTGCAGGTCCTGCGACACGGCCAGCGTCTTCAGGCGCTCCGTCTCCATCGCCGGGTTCCACCATGGGTTATCCAGCCAGTTGATCTGGATGACGATGGCGTCCGGGTCATCGCCCAGCACCCAGCGCTTGTAGGCGTAGTCGTCCTGCTGGTCCGGGTTGAAGGTCACCCAGATCTCGGCGCCAGTGGTGCGGACGATGGTCGGGATCAGCTTGTTCCAGCTGTTGGCCGAGACGTTGGACGCCTCCTCCACCCACACGATGGTCGCCCCTTCGAACGACTTGATGCTGTCGGCGGTGTGGTCCTGCAGGCCCGTGAAACTGAACGTGGAACCGGTCAGGATGCAGGTGATCTGGTCCTCGCCCTGCTTGTTGATCTTGAAGTAGGCCGAGAGGCCCATCCGGTTGATGTAGTCCTCGATGACCCGCTTGGAGGACTGCGCGATGGACTTCTGGATCTCGCGCACGCACAGGATGCGGTGCTTGGCCTGCATCGACAGCATCACCAGGATCTGCGCCACGGTGTGCGACTTCGCCGAGCCGCGCCCGCCGTAAAGCACCTTGAACTGCTTGGGCTTCAGCACCGGCAGCAGCTTGGCCGGGATGTGCACCGGGGTGTGCGGTGCCAGTGGGTTCGGCGCGGCCGCCACGGTCACTCGCCCTGCTTGGCCGGTACCACGCCCATCACGTAGAACGGCGGCGGGGCCGGCAGCTTCTCTCCGTCAGCATCGGCCAGCTGGACCTTCTCTCCGTACCGCTTGGCGTTCTCCTTGCCGGACTGCCACTTGATGGCGTCCATCATCACGCGGGCAGCGGCCGGGTCCAGTCGACCGTCCTCGACCTTCTGCATGATCTCGTCCAGCCGTTCGAACCGAGCATCGGCCCGGCTCGCGCGCGCGCGCATGTACTGCTGTCGGAAGGAGGCGGGGTCATCCTCATCCCCACCAGCATTGGCAGCCAGCCAGCGGAAGATGGTCCGGGCGTCAGGCATGCCCTCGGTCTCGCCGATCTTGGCGATGCTGTCCCCTTGGGCGATCAGGACGCACACACGCTCGGCCAGGTCCTGCGTGTACTTGCTGGGGCGGCCGATAGGCTTGCCCGGCTTCTTGGCCGTGCTGGCCTTGGTCTGTTTCACGGGTAGGCGCTCCCTCGCTGACCTGGCTCGTTGCTCCCAGTGCACTCGTTCCGGTGGTCGTTGGCCTTCGGGCAGCGCTTGTTACCGCAGGTCGGGCAAAGAACCATGCGGATATCGTCCAGCGTCATCGGCCGCAGGTTGCGGCAGGCATGGCACCAGCACTGATCAGTCCCCCAGCGGACACTCGCCCCACGGATTGCATCCATGCTCCGGCGCCGCGCATGGGCATCGGCACCCTCTTGGGCACGGTCAACCATCTCGCGCCCGATCCTCGGTTTGAACAGACTCGCCCAAGCCATGATGGTGAAGAAGCCGAACAGCTTGGCGCGGTTGAACTCAGCCATGGTCGACCTCCGCCTGCAGCCGCACCTGCCCCTGCCGGGTGATGCCGAAGCGCTCGCCCTGCTCCTGCGCGTAGCCGTGGCTCACCAGCGAGTCGAGCAGCGAGTCGCCGCCGCGGTGGTGGTCGCGCCACTCCTGCCGGGTCAGGCTGAATTCGCTGGCCAGGTGCTGCAGGCCCTGCGTGATCGGGTCCAGGCTCACGGCAGGGCCTCCTCGGTCCCACGGGCGATGAGTGACACGGCTCCGGGCTGCACCCCTTCCCCGCCGCCGCAACGCGGCAACCCGCTCCCTCGGCGCTGGCTGTTACCCACCTGCCAGCTGGGGCTACCGATACCTGCCTCGGTAGAGGGCCGCATGTACGCGGTCACGCGGCGCGCCCAGACAGGTCGAACAGGTCGAGCTGCACGGGCATGGGCCGCTTCCGTGGCGCCGGCGTGGCGATGCCCAGATGCTCCAGCATGTCCTCCAGCACGTTTGCGAAGGCCTCGGCGGTCACACGGGGGAAGCTGTACTTGCCCACCAACCACGGCCAGTACGGAGACTTCTCGCCCTTGCGGGCCATCTCCACGGCCACCGGCTTGTCCTCGGCCAGGACGAACGCCTGCGAGGTCTCCGGGTTGATCAGTAGGTAGCTGGCTACCGTGCATCCGCGTTGGTTCTCTGCGATTCGTGGAAGGATGGCGTTCAGGGCATCTGCCGGGTTGGTCGGGTCGACCACGCAGACCACGCGCGGCTTCCAGACCTGCCGGAACGGAACGCCCTCAGTTGTACCGGTGCGGCGCGGAGCTTCAACGGATGCGGCCATGTTTCGACCTCCCCTGCTGGGTGGGTTGACCTGGTTCATGCGCTGCCCTCGGTTGGGCGGTAGTAGGCGTTGCGGGCTTTGCGGTACTTCATCAACGTGGCCCGGCCAGTGGCCTGCAACAGCCCTTGACCGACCATGTTGCTCAGGCTGCGGGCATACCTCGCCCTCTCCGCCGGGTCTTCCACTTGCATGCCGTCGCAGATGTCAGCGGCGAAGTGCCATCCGGGGTTGCTCTCCAGCCACAACCGAATGCGCTTGGCTCGGCTTGGCTCGAAGACATAGCCGGCCCTCAGCGAGTACAGGCGACGGCCCTCCTCGCCAGTCGTGGTCAGGATCCCGTCTCGCGCCAGCCCGCACACCGTAGCCGCCACGAGCGTCTTCTCCCTGCTGTGCGCGCGCATGCCCTGCAACACATCGGACAGGCGATGCTCACCGCCGTGCCGCTCAAACCAAGCGCGGATCTCTCCAGTGCGGCTCATGCCTCTGGCCCTCCGGTGATTCGCACCACTACCTGGCCACCCTTGCGGACCTCGGTGCTGACCAGCGGGTGGCTGATGAACCGCTTGTCATCGATGCCGAGAGCGTCGGCGATGCCGTCCCGGTACGGCTTGAACCGGGCGAGCATGTTGTCGTCGTCTGGCAGCAGCTTGGTCGGCGGGTGGAAGGTCACGTGCAGGTGCAGGCGGCCTTCCGGCAGCGCCCAGCCTTTGCACCAAGCCTCCAGCGCGGTGACGGCGCCGAGGTGCCGCGCCAGCCGGGCAGCGCCGGACCGCTTCGACCAGTGAACACGGGCATTCGGCGACAACCGTTTGTCCGGCCACGGCAGGATCAGCTCCTTCATGCCCGCACCCGCAGGTAACCCTGCTGCCACAGCTGCAACATGGTCAGGTCGTGCGCCCGCTGCCAGATCTCGGCCTTCTCCTCGCGGGTGAAGCGCTTGCCCTGGTCCAGCTCACGGTGGCAGCTCCGGCACCCGCTGGCGAAGAAGCAGTCGTGCGCCTTGATGCTCCCGCCTTTCCCGTGGCGGGACTGGTTGCTGTGGCACGGCTCGCCCGGGCCTCCCTCGCAAATCCCTTCGATTTGCAGGGCGCAGTTGAGCTGGTAGGCGAGGTCCAGCAGGGCGCGGTCACGGTAGTTCATCGGCGCACCTCCCACCGGTAGCGAGGCTTCCTCATCCTCGAAAGCTCCTCACGCGTTACGCGCTTCCCGCGGAAGATGACCTCTCGGCCGGCGAGCATCTCCAGCTGCGCCTTAGCCAAGCCAGACCTACTGCCGAAATAGCTCGGGCGCAGGCGCCAGCGTGCGGTCTCGCAAACGGCTCGATCATTACGGACGATCACGCCCACCCTGATCTTGGCAACGTCCTTCGATCTGCCGAGGAGGAAAAGCTGCGCCAGCACGTAGTCCAGTGAGCTGCCCATCACTTCACCTCCAGGCTAGAAGAATCGCTGTCTTCAACGACATCGAACACGTAGATGCCTTTCCAGATGCGAGCCAGATCGCAAGCCCATAGCGTTGCCGTCCACCGCCACCAGTGCCGCGTGATCAATCGCCGGTCACCATCCAGAATGAAAATCGAGTAGACGGAGTAGCGGCGCCTCACGGCTTCACCTCCGGGCGAGCGGCGAGCATGTCGTCATAGATGGCTCGCACGTCGCTTCCGTGGAGCATGGGTTCCAACCCGAACAGGCCAGAGTTCAACATCTCCTCAGTTGGCTCCACCGGAACCAGCACGTAGCCCTCGGGCGGCGTGAGGCGCTTTGCCAGCTCTTGCGCATACGGCAGCGACAGGAATCGTTTAGCGGCGTCGACTATGGCGCCCTTCGCCTGACGCTCGACGTACTCGGCAAGCTCAACCGCCTGAGCAAGCGCAATATCCTTCTCTGATTCACTCAACGGCTCACCTTCAGGCGGCGTGAGGGCGGCGATGATGGCGACAATTGCCCTGATTTCTTCATCAAAGGCAACGGTTGTACCGTTCCGGATCTCTGGCGCGTATGCACGGAACTGTCCCTTTGCGTACTCCGCAGCCAACAGCTCCCGCGCCCGCTTCTCGATGGCGTCCATCAGGCTGCTCCTCGGTCAAACACCATTCCACCGAACAGGGAGCAGGCCAGGATGGCCAGGCCCAGGCTCCAGAACGCGCCGGTGAAGTAGAGAAGCCACGCCACCCAGGCCTGCCAATCCTTGAAGTTGTCGAATGGATTGCGACCGTCGAGGATTCGATCAACCACCCACAGCAGCCCCCTGAAGCACGGGATCAACACGCCGAAGAAGATCAGCGGGAACGCCGCGATCGTTAGAACATCGAGAACCTTGTCCATCACGCAACCCTCCTGCTTGGCGGCGCGAACTGCGCCAGTCGTTCCACAGCGCTGTCCGACCAGCACACCCGGTCCGAGAACTCGGCGTGGATGAAGGTGAGGAAGTCGCCCATCTTCCGGCGGCTGTACTTGCTGGTCCGGGCGCCGAGCATCACCACGCCGCCGCGCAGGCCTGGCGCCCACTCGGTCTCTTCTTCGAACGCGGCGGTCAGCACGTCCTTCCAGTCGTAGGGCGTGGCCTGCCTGGTGCTGCCGTCGCGGCGCGTGATTACCAGCGGCACCTGCTTGGCGATGTCGCTCAGCGCCGGCCACATCGCCGCGTTCTGGTCCAGAGTCCGCTTCGGCTCGTCCAGGGTGATCTGCACCGGGCCGCCTTTGAGCCATTCGTTGATGGCGCGCACGACGTTGGAGATCACCTGCGGCCAGTTGCTGTTGTTCGGCGGGTCGATCAGGAAGGTGCGCTTCATGGCCACTCCTCATCCTTATCGGCGAGCATTTGCTGGTATAGCCCAACCGGCACAACCAAAAGCACATGACCCTCTGGCGGCGTACAAGCGGCACGCAACCGACGAATCTCGGTCAGACAATCGGCTAGGACCAAGTCAGGGTCAGTCTGGTCCGCAGGGACCCGCATTGGGCCTTGCCCCGACGTGATCCGCTCGATTGCTAAGGCAATCCTCGCTTCGATTTCGGTCACAGCTTCCTCCTCCACCGCATGCATCGGTTGCAGTAGACGTTCCCGCCTCCGCAATGGCCGCACTTCGGTTCCTCAAAATAGAACTCGGTGCAGTCGCCGCAGAATCGCGTCCAGCACCAGATCAGCCAGTACCAAGTTCCCTCCACGCAGCGTGGGAACCACAGGAACTGACGCTTGTATTCAGGTCGAGGCAATCCCCACTTCATCCCTCCACCTCCGGCGGAGCGGGCAGCGGCATCCACCACTGATATGGAGCATGATCCTTCGGAACGCGGCTCCCCGGTGGCGCCACTGCCTGCGCATGCTCCACCAGGTTGGCGTGATTCACCCACATCCCATCCTCGATGTAGTCGAACTCGTGGCGCTCCGGATTTTCTGTGTCCTCATCGTCAAGCCAGCAGACCACCACCAGCTCGTCAGCGGGCGCCGACTCAATAGGCTGCCACTGCGGGGCGCGGGTGTTCCATGCTTGCACCGTGTCCGGGTCATAGCCAGGGCAGCTGGATATTCCTTCGCACTCACATTCAGTGCAATGCGCCTTTTGCCACTCCACGATGGCGTGGCTCAACAGATCCTCGTCCTGCCACTTTCTGATTCCGGCCTCGCCGCCACAGAACGGACACGCCTTCAATTCGATCTCGCTCATCCCCGCTTCCTCCTGATCTGCTCGTCTCGTTCGTCGTAGCCGGCCAGCCATGCCCGGCGAAGCGCCAGCCCGTCCTCGCCCATGGCGTAGAGCGGGACCGAGTTGCGGTCCTTGTGTGCGTCGCGCATCCACCGGCCGGTCTGGCGGGCGCGATCCAGTTCGTATGCCGGGACCATCAGAACTCCCTCCCCAGGTCGGTGAAGCGCATGGTTTCGCTGAGGAAGGCCACCTTCTTGAATCCGGTCGGCCCGTGGCGGTTCTTCTCGATCAGGATCTCGGCGATGCCCCGGTCCTGCGTCTCGCGGTTGTAGACCTCGTCCCGGTACAACATCAGGATCTGGTCGGCCTCGCGGGTCAGCTCGTCGCTGTTGGCGAGGTCGCCGGCATTCGGGCGCTTGTCGCCTTGGCGCTGGTCAACTGCCTTCACCACCTGGGCAAGAGAGATGACCGGGATGTCCAAGTCGCGGGCCAGGTTCTTCATCCCGCGTGCTACTTGGGAGACTTCCGTGGTTCGGTCCGCACGCGGCACCGTGATGCGCTGGGCGTAATCGATAAACAGGCAGCCGATGCCGTGGGTGTGCTTCCACTTACGAGCGATCCCTACCAACTCGTCCAGCGTCACCGCCGAGCGGTCGTAGATCCACATGTCGCGATCTAGCGCCTTGGCCATACCCGCCTGCAGGAGCGACCAATCCTCGTCCTCCAAGTTGCCAGTACGAAGCTGGGTTGCTGAGACCTGGGACACCGCGGAAAGTCGGCGCAACGCCAGCTGCACTGCGGGCTGCTCGGCACTGATCACACCGGGCCGCCACTTCGCGTCTGCGGCAGCTTCGATCAGCCCACCGAGGAACGCAGTCTTGCCCATCGCAGGGCGGCCGCCGATGATCGTTAGGTCGCCAGGGTGCCACCCGCCCAGAATGTCGTTCAGCGCATTCAACCCTGTCGGGATACCGGGCAGCGTACCGCCCGATGCGTGATTGCGCGCCACTTCTCGCCACGCTTCCTGCATCGCCTGCTTTCCGGTGTATTCGCAGGAGGTCACCACGGCATTGAGGGCCAGCAGTCGGCCAGCGGCCACGTCGACCGCGTCCTCTTCGCCGGCGCGCGCCGCCGCCACCAGCTGCAGACCCACCGCCACCGCCTCCCGGCGACGCCAGTTCTCGCGCACCAACTCGGCGTACGCGACAACCGCCGACGAGCCGGGGACGTTCGCGGCCAGGTGCACCACGTAGTCGAAGTCGTCCGGCGAGGCCTCGCCGATGGTCACAGCATCGGCGGGCTCTCCGGCCAGCACACGGTCACGGATCAGGCCGAACACCCGAGCGCGCTGCGGGCTGGTGAAGTGGTCCGCACCGATCAGCGGCGCCACGTCGTGGAAGCGCTGGTTGTCCTGCAGCAGGCCTCCGATCACGGCCTCCTCGGCGAAAGCTGGGGCTACGTTGCTCACAGCGCCCTCCTTCCGCCGCCAGCCTGCTGCGGCTGGGTCAGCTGCAGCACCTGCGCCGGCGCTCGCTCAGTCGCCCGGCTCAGCCAGCCGTTGATGAACTTCTGCGTGCCGCGCCGCGTCTTGCGGTTCTGCGGGTTGGCCATCGCCCACGCCCTGGCCTTGCGGATCTCGCCCACCACGTCGATCCGGGGATAGGCGGCGCGGAACTCGGCCAGCTCGGCATCGGTCACGGCGTACTCGGAACCGTCGGCCAGCGGGATCGCCAGAACCTCCCCTTGCATCCCCTCCGGAGTAGAAACAGGAACAGGAGCAGGAACAGGAGAGTTTCCTAACGGTTTGGAAACCGTTTCGGAAACTCCGATCGATGCGAGGATTTCATCCTTGAAAGCGAGCGAGTCAGGCAGAGCCTGGGCAAGCTTGGCGATCGACTTCTGCTGGTTCGGGTTGTCCGGGCGATTCCACTTCACGAACTTGACGATCCAGACGATCTTGGTCGCGCGGTCGTACTTCACGAACCCGGCTTCCGAAAGGGTTTCCAAACCGTTCTGGAACCGTTGCGAATCCCAGCAGAGATCCTCGCAGGCATACGCATCGGGCAGCCGGAATGCACCCAGCATCGTCGTGTGCTGGCTCGTCATCAGGTAGATCGCCAGCAGGCGAGCATCGGACTCCAGCCCCAGCATCGTCTCGCTGGCCCAGAACCCGGTGTGGATCTTTCCGTAGTCGCGCATTACGCAGCTCCCAACAGGTCAGGCTGCGGCGTAGCCGAGCGCCGGGCTTCCGCCCTGGCCTGCTCGGCCGCGCATCGGGACAGGTGCGCGACGATCTCCTCGCGCGTCATAGGCGGGCTGGACTCGATGACCCGGATGCACTAGTCCAGTCGCTGCAGCAGCTCGCGGTTCTTCATTGGCGGACCTCATCAGGTCGGCCAGGCGCTCGACCTCGCAGATGCCGTCGAGCGCGGCCTGCAGGCTGAGGAACTGGCGGAGAAGGTTGGAGCCGGTCGCGGCACACAGCGGGCCGACCAGCTTCTCGGGGATCGGGCGGACGCCGTTCTGCATCCGCGAGACGTAGGACTTCGACTTGCCGATGCAGGCCGCCACGTACTCCAGCTTGTGGTGGCCGGCGCGGATCATCACCGACAGCGCCTGTGCGGCCGATTCGATCTGGCGAACGATCTGGGGCGGCGCGTCTTTCGGGGCCCTGTGGACGCCGAATGCGAGCGGGAGAGATTTTTGGTTGCCAACGGTTTCCATGCGTTTCCTATCGTTTCCAACAGCGTTTGGGCGGAATAAAGGCCCAACCCACAACGGATTGAGCCAAGTGAATTCAGAGGTGACGCGGTCGAGCGGTGTCGTTGAACTGGTGCCAGTTGCAGGCCGGCTGTTCGTGCTGAGGCGATACGGGGATCGGGTGCGAATCACCCAGGTGGAGCGAAAGAACCCGCCCGCTCCCGGCAGCGGCACCGTGGTGCCCTTCCCTGCGCGGGGTCGGTGAGCAATGGCTACTCTCGTGGGTGCCTTCCTGCCGGTAGGATTGGTGGTGCGAACCAGACCAATCACCACCGGAGGAAGACGTGGACGAAGAACTGATGCGGCGGTACAAGCAAGAACAGGCCATGGTCGACAAGCTCATGGCCACGCTCCTCGCCAAGGTCAAAGCGACAGAGTTGGCGGTTGCCACGCTCATCGAGAGCCATCCAAATCCGAAGCTCGCTCTGGCTCTTTGGAACCTCGCGTACTTGGAGATGTCAGACGAGTCGCTGGAGAAAGGGACGATGGCTGGCTATCAGGACCAGATGAAGGCGAGCTTGGCGATGTGGTCCCGAGGCTTCCGTTCTGCGGCCGAATCCAAGGGACCGGAACCGGACGCGTCGCAATCCGGATAAGGGCCCCAAGAAGGCCCAGCCGTTCATCATGTTCGGCTTCACGCTGCACGGCTGGCCCCCTTCTTCTTGGGGGCTTCGCCTTCGCGCGGGAGCACGTTCAACTTGACGGGCATCGCCTGCACCCAGATCAGGACGCTTTCGTCCAGAGACTTGTCTGCGGCCGACATGCGCTTCGCAAGCACCCGGCCAATGCCGCGGCTGCCATTGCAGATCCCGGCGATGGTCGAATAAGGGATGCCGAGAGCGGCTGCGGTCGGGGCGGCTCCGCCCTGGCGCTTTACGTACTTGTTCCAGTAGGTACGAGGGGTCATGTTTAACCTATGCGTTACGCGTAGTGCCAGAGTATGCATAGCGCATAGCAGCTGTGCAAGCTATTTCTCTAGGCTCTGTCTCAGCCTATGAGTACGCTATCCGTCAATCTCACAGCCCGTAGAGAACTACTCGGGCTGAACATCCCCCAGGTACATGCAGCGCTTACGTTGCGTGGGGTGTCTGTCGCCGAATCGACCGTCTACGGCTGGTTCAACGGGAGCAGGGGGGTAAGAAAAATGGAGCATCTGAAGGCGCTGTGTGAGGTTCTTCAAACGGACTTGAATAGCCTGACTGGCGATGAAGTCGAGGTGGCCGAAGGGCCGCTGCCGGCGTCTATCGTGCGCGAGCTATCAGGCCTCAGCGAGGTGCAGCAGCAAGCTGTCCTGGCAACCATCAAGGCAATGAAGACGGGGTAGCTCATGCTTGCCGCCATCACCTCTATAGATTGGAAGCTGGCTGGATTTGCGGCCGTGGCTCTGTATGCCTTGTGGGTCGCGAACACGGCCCTCCGCGAATGCTCAAAGCTCCGCCGGGAGCTTGCTGCGGCTCGGGAATGGCTTGGCGAATTGGATCGCAGAGAGACATTTCACTCTGACGAATTGCATGACCGTACCCGAGAGATAGAGCGCCGCATCAACGGCCGCTGAAACTGAACGCAAGCTAAACAACTACGCATATTGAGCAATTCACTATGCGCTACGCATTGACCGGGAACTACGCATAGCGCATAGTCTCTCCAACGCCGCGACACACCCACTCCCGGGAGCGGCTTGGAGACACGGCAATGGGCACCATCGACAGCAAGACGCGTTGGCAGGACAAGAAGGGCCGCACCTGGCGCGTCATTCAGAACCTGAATTTCGGCCGTTACCTGTGCGTCCTTGAAGATCGTCCGGCCCTCTCGGGCTACTGGACCTCCAAGGACATCCGCGCCGCGATGGCGGGGGGCTGATCGATGAACGCCCTTCTCAACCCGCACAACACCGAGACGACCTACGACGGCCGCGTTTACCCGTCCCTGGCGATTCAGGACAGGACGGCCGAGGCGGTCTCCTGGCTCTGCACCTCGCCGAGCGTGATGGGCGAGCTGGTGCTGACCGACGACGAACTGACCGCAATGTCGGCCGCACTCAAAGGGTCTGACGCCATCGAATTCACTCGCCTGTATCAGGCCGCGATGGACCGCCACGTTCAGGACGAACTGGACGAATACAAGGACCGCTGCGGCATCCGCAACGAGTCGGACTACGAGGCTGCTACTGCCCTCGTAAGGATTCACTCATGACCGCAGACGACTTCATCACCTACACCGGAGATTCCATCCTTCAGCCGCCACGCGAGTGGGCGCCAATCGGCTACTCGCCGACCAAGTTCATGATCGTCCCAGTTACTCCAAACGAGGAAATGCGCCTCGCTGGGGCAGCAGAGCGCGGCGGCTATTTGCAGCAGTTCGCGGCCATGTTGAAGGCGAGCCCATCGGCTCAATCCATGCACCCCGATTTCCGCTTGCAGCTTTCCGCTTGGATTGATGCAAACAAGCAGGCGGCCATCAATTCTCCGCAACACGCAGATTGGTCAAACGGGGTCGCCGAGGGTGTGCGGATTGCTCTGGAACTCTTCGATAAGCATTGCGGAGGTGTGGAATGAATGACCGCGTTGATGTGCTTGGAACCATAGTTTCAGCGCGAGCAAGGCTCGTTGATTCGATCCCCGTACGGCAGGTATGGACGAAGGATCAGATCGAGGAAAACGACAACCTGCTCGAAACCCATGAAGTCGTTTCCGCGCTTATCGAGGCTGGCGCACGGGTAACCGCCGCCTTCCGCAAGCTGGGTGAAACCAGCAGCGCAACCAAGGCGCGAACTATTCGTATTGAATGCGAAGCTGCGATGGTCGCACTCGATAATGCAGTCTCCCGCGTCAAAGGCGGTGCCGCATGACCGCCGCCGACCGAGCCCTGCACTTCCAGGCGCTGAAGCTGGCTTCGGGCTACCTGCTGGCCTTCTGCATGGGCGTCGCGTTCGCCGTCGTGGTGCAGGCGGTGCTGTCGTGAGCCGGGCCGTGGATGTTCTGGCGGTTCTGGCCGAGCAGATCGCAAGCAGCCGAAACGCGCTCCCGATTCTTCCTGAGCACCTGCGATCCAAGGCCGAGGAAGCGATCAAAGAGGTGGAGCAGGTGCATGCCCGCGTTTCGGCCGTCTTCGACGCAGCCCGCGCCGTGCTGAGCGCCAGCGACTTCACCGACCTACTCCACGCCGAGGAGTGCCTGCGCGAGGCGCTGGCCGCGTGCGAGCCGGAGACGCCGCATGAACCCGTTTGACCAACTGGACGCAGCGTTCGCCGCGCAGTTTGGCGCGCTGCCGCCCATCACCCCGCCGATGTCGCTGGCGGAAGCCCGAGAACAACGCAACCGCGAGGCCGTGGACGGCCTGTGCGTGGAGGAACACGACGATGAGTAAGCACACGCCGGGGCCGTGGGCCTATCAAGAGGACAGCGACGCCTACACGCACATCGTGCGCGGGCCCGGCAACCGCTTCATCTGCCAGCTGGCTCAAACCACGTCTGCCGAGATCGAAGCTAATGCCCGCTTGATCGCCGCCGCGCCGGAGCTGCTGGCCATCGTCGCCCGGGCACTGCGAGACGGCGAACAGTCGCACTTCGAAGACTGGCTGGAACGCACTTGCCCGAGCGGCGACGTTGAGTCGGTCAAGCGTCAATGGCTGGAAAGCTCCGACTACGTCCTCTTCTCCAATGTGTACCGCGAGGAGTTGGCCGTCCTCAACAAGATCGAAGGCAACACCTGATGCGCCGCCTGACCGCCCAATCTCGCCTCCGCATCGCCTGGGCCGCCGTCGCGCTGTTCGCCGCCGTCGTCGTGCCGCTGCGCATCGCCGAGATCCACCAGGCCCACACCGACCGTGACGCTGCCAAAGCCCGATGGGCTGCGACCAGCAGCGTGCGCGGCTGAATTCCCCCGCCCTCACGGGCCCCGCGCCGGCCGGGATTCCACGACGCCGGCACCTATTCCCACCCGACAAAGGAACTGCCATGTCCGAAGCCCTGATTCCGCTCGAATCCGTCAATGCCGTCGAGGTCTTCACCGGCGGCGGACTGGACGACCTGCTGGCCCGCATCCGCGCTGAGGCCGTCACCCTGGTACCGAACGTCAAGACGGTTGCCGGCCGCAAGGAAATCGCATCGATCGCCTACAAGGTGTCGCGCTCCAAGACCGCCATCGATGACGCTGGCAAGGCGCTGGTGGCCGACCTGAAGAAGCAGACCGGTGACATCGACTCGGCCCGCAAGAAGGCACGCGACACCCTGGACGCGCTGCGCGACGAAGTTCGCAAGCCGCTCACTGATTGGGAGGCGGAGCAGGAACGCGTCGAACGCGAACGTGTGGAAGCTGAGGAGCGCGCACGTGCTGCGGCAGAAGAGGCCCGCCTGGCCGAGATTGCCCGAAAGGAAGAAGAGATCCGCGCCCGCGAGGAAGCTGTGCGTGCTGCTGAAGAAGCCGAGCGCCAGCGCGTTGCCGCCGAACAGGCCGAGCGTGAGCGCGTCGAGCGCGAAGCCCGCCTGCAGGCTGAGGCCGCAGAGAACGCGAAGCGTGAGGCAGCCGCTGCAGTAGAACGCGCCGAACGCGAGGCCCGCGAAGCCACCGAGCGCGCGGCCCGTGAGGCAGCCGAAGCCGAGCAGCGCGCCAAGGACGCAGCAGCGCGTGCGGAACGCGAAAGGGCCGAGGCCGTCGCTGCCGCCGAGCGCCGCGCCAAGGAAGAAGCTGAGCGCGCCGAGCGTGAGCGACAGGCCCAGGCCGATGCCCAGCGCAAGGCGGACGAAGCACGCGCCGCCGACGTCGAACACCGCCGTTCGATCAACCGCGCTGCCATGGCCGCGCTGATCGCACAGGGCATCAGCGAAGACGATGCCGCCACCGTCATCACCGCCATCGTGCAGGGCAAGGTCCCGGCCGTGGCCATCCGCTACTGAGGCACCCCATGAACCAGATGACCACCCGCGCCGCTGGCGGCGAACTGATCACCGAAGAACAGGCCGGGGCAATCCGCACCGCGCTGAAGACGAGCCTGTACCCCGGCGCCAGCGATGCGTCGGTGGACCTGGTTCTGGCCTACTGCAAGGCCGCCGGCTTGGACCCGATGAAGAAGCCGGTGCACATCGTGCCGATGTGGGACAACAAGGCCCGCACGATGCGTGACGTGGTGATGCCCGGCATCGGCCTGTACCGCACTGACGCGGCCCGCACCGGCGAGTTCGCCGGCATGTCCAAGCCGGTGTTCGGCCCGATGGTGACCGAGAACGTCGGCGGCCGCGAGGTGACCTTCCCCGAATGGTGCGAGGTCACCGTCTACCGCCAACTGCGCAGCGGCCATATCGCCGAGTACACCGCAACCGAATACTGGATCGAGAACTACGCGATCAAGGGCGGCAAGGACCAGGACCAGTCGCCAAACGCGATGTGGACCAAGCGCGCGCGCGGCCAGCTGGCGAAGTGCACCGAGGCTCAGGCGCTGCGTAAGGCGTTCCCGGAAGCAGTCGGCTCGCAGCCCACCGCCGAGGAAATGGAAGGCAAGGACATCATCGATGCCGAATCTGTGCGCGCAGACCGCCGTTCTTCCACCGCTGGCGCGATCACCCGCCAACAGCCAGCCGAGCCTGAAGACACCCCGGAACGGCAGGCGCTGTACGCCAGCCTGCAGGAGTTCGCCGAGTGCGGCATGGAGGAATACCAAGGTGCATGGGGCCGCCTCACCAAGGAACAGCGGCAGCTGATCGGCACCGCTGGACACGAAACCCTGAAGGGCATCGCGGACCGCGCCAGCGCCACGGATGTGGAGGATGGCGACCAGCAGCGGGCAGCCGATGAAGAGGTGCCGCTGTGATCGTCATCGGGTGCGACCAGGGTAGCGAGGCGTGGCATCGCGCCCGCGCCGGCATCATCACGGCCAGCATGTTCGCCACCGCGCGCTCGCGCGTGGGCGAGCTGACCGACCAACAGCGCACCTACGTGGATGCGGTGCTGTCCGGCCTGGCCGAGAAGACGGCCATGGAGCGCGCCGGCTACAAGGCCGTTCCGCGCTCGGCAATCATCGAGAAGGCCATCGCCGGCGAGCCCATCGGCGACTTCAGCGAGGCGTCGAAGAACTACGCCTTCCGGCTGGCCATCGAGCGCATCAGCGGTGAGCCGCTGGACGAAGGCTTCGAGACGTTCGCCATGCGCCGGGGCCATGAGCTGGAACCGCAGGCCCGCGCCGAGCATGAGGTGCAGTCCGGCCTGCTGGTGAAACGCGCTGGGTTCGTTTTGAGCGACTGCGGCGACTACGGCTGTTCGGCCGACGGCTTCATCGGCGAGGACGGCGGCAGTGAATACAAGTGCTTCCTCGATCCGCAGAAGCTGCGCACGTTCCACATCGACAACGATGCGAGCGAGGTGTTCGAGCAGGCCCAAGGCTGCATGTGGCTGACCGGCCGGCAGTGGTGGCATATCGGCCTGTTCTGCCCGGCGCTGGCCGCCGTGGGCAAGCAGCTGTGGTGGCGCCGCTTCGACCGCGACGAGGCGTTCATCGCCAAGCTGCGGGCCGATCTGGAACCGTTCCGGCAGATGGTGGTCGGGTTCGAGCAGAGCCTGCGTGCTGGCGATCACCAGGAGGCCGCATGAGGGGCCTCAACTACAAGTTCAACCACATCGGCACCGTGCGCGGAGGCAAGGCCAAGGCTGCACTGTTCGCCCGGGTGGTGGACGGCAAGAGTTACACGATGCGCGAGATCGCCGAGCAGCTGGGCGTGTCCAAGACCACCGCCGACAAGCGCGTGCGTCGCGGCCCCTACCCGCTGACCTGGGCGAACCTCAGCAAGCCGCGCTTGGAGCAGCCATGAAGACCTGCACGAAGTGCGCGGCCCGGCTGCCGGATAGTTTCTTCCCCCTGATCAACGGCAAGGCCACCGCCGCGTGCGCGCCCTGCCGGAACACCGAGCGCCGCCTGCACGACCCGCTGCGCCCCCTGCGCCGCGATCCGCTGCAGGTGCGCCTGAACAATCTCACCAACCTGTGGCACGGGCCTGTGCGCCGCGTGCCGCTTCGGAGCCACGCATGATCCGCCGCCACCAGCTGTTCCGCCACGAACCGCACAACGATATCTACGGCGACTGTCACCGCACGGCCGTCGCCTGCCTTCTGGACAAGGAACCGTGGGAGGTTCCGCATTTCACGCAACTGGCCTACACGGTGCCGGGCTACGAGTGGGAAGCCGGGCAGGCTGAGTATCTGGCAACGCAGGGGCTTTGCTCTGTCGATGTGATCTTCGGCGGCGACACAACCTTGGAGAACATCTTCGGCTTCATGCAGTCCCGCAACCCGCACGCCTACTACCTGCTGTCGGGTTTGAGCCCGCGCGGCACCAACCACACCGTGATCTGCTGCGGCGGCGCTTACGAATGGGATCCCCACCCGGATGGAGGCTTCCTTGTCGGCCCGATGACGCACGGTTACTACGAAATCACGTTCCTGATGCCGCTGGCGATGCGACTGCAGGAGGCGGCATGACCCACCACCGCTACGACCGCCGGCTGCCGAAGCGCACCGAGGGCTTCGCCTGGGGCCGGTCCATCGACAAGGTGCTGGGCGGCCACGTCCTCACCTACCGCCTGTTCCGCCGCGACCTGGCCGGAAAGCTGCACATCGAGACGCGGACGTTCCAGCTCAACGACCACCGCCGGCACATCGCGCTGCAGCTGCTGATCGCACGACGCCAGCTGCGCGAGCGCGTCGACGCCATCGGCTATGCCCTGATCGAGGCCGAGGCAGCGCCGGCGACCCTGGCCACCGTGCGCCCCGGCGGGCGCGTGGAGCTGCCGCAGGTGGCCGCCCATGGCTAATCAGCTGCTCACCGCTGCAATGGTCCACGTGTTCGCCCTGGCCGGGCTTGCGGCCGGCATCGCCACCCTGTGGGCGATCAGCCGCGCATGCCGCGCCGCGCGCGCAGGGCTGCGCTGGTGCTGGCGGAGGTGCGCAGCGTGAACTACTACAGCGAATGGGATCCCTACGCCGCGCAGTGGATCCGCAACCTCATCGATGCCGGGCTGATCCCGCCCGGCCACGTCGACACCAGGAGCATCACCGATGTTCAACCCTCAGACCTCGCCGGATACCGGCAATGCCACTTCTTCGCCGGCATCGCCGGCTGGTCCCTTGCAGCTCGACTTGCTGGGTGGCCCGACGACCGCGAGCTCTGGACCGGCAGCGCCCCGTGCCAGCCGTTCTCCGTCGCGGGTAAAGGAAAAGCCCAGGATGACGATCGGCACCTGTGGCCCCACTTCCTTCGCCTCATCCGTGCCCGACGGCCCGCTGTCGTCATGGGAGAACAGGTTGCGGCGGCGGTTGGCAAGAACTGGCTCGACGGAGTGTCTGCTGACCTGGAAGCAGAGGACTACGCCTGCCGGGCGGTCGTTGTCCCAGCTTGTGCCGTCGACGCGCCCCATCGCCGGGATCGACTCTGGTTTGTGGCCCACGCCGATGGCGCACGAAGCGCGGCTGGGCTATCAACGTCGGCGCGGGGACACGAAGGGCTCGCAGGAATCGCTGACCACGGTGGTGGTGAATGTGTCGGCGCCGCTGGACGATCCCCGCATTGCGGGCCTGTGGCCGACGTCGACCGCACGCCCTTGTCGGCGAGCGAGGCGGTCGGCGGAGGGTGCAATCAGGGAAGCCGCGCGGAACCATGGGCCGGATCTGGCTGCGGTGTCGCAGGCAGCAGTCGCGCTGTACCCAACGCCGCGAGCATCGGCCAACGAGAACCGGACGACCAAAATTCCGCCCTCGCAGCTGGACGGTCGGCACGGCCTGTATCTGTCGAGCGTGGCCATTGGGATGGAGCCAGCTGGCTCATCGGCCACGACGGAAAATTCCGGCGCGTTGAACCCAGCATTCGTCTGCTGGCTCATGGGGTTCCCGGCCGCGTGGGACGCCTGCGCGCCTACGGCAATGCAATCGTCCCGCAAGTCGCGGCGGAAGTGATCGGCGCCTACATGGACTGCCACCCGGATCCAGAAGAGCAGCTGCGCGCTGCGCTGGCCACGAACTGAAGGAGGACAACATGGCCAAGAAGAACAAGGCCGCCCCGGGCGCGGGGGCACTATGCCTGTCCCGGGAAACGATGCGGGAGCTGTGCGACACCCCGTACAAGGATCGGCAACTCGCGTTCCTGGTGCTGAACGGCATCCCCCACTTCAAGGGTCTGGACGGGTGGCCACGCGTACTGTGGTCCACCCTCGAAGGGGAAACCGACGTGGAAACCGATAAGGCGACGGTGGTCGCCGGATGGAAATCGAACAAGGCGGCATGA